ACCACGGCAAACAAGACTACTCTCATAAAAAAGCAGGTCAATCTAAAGAGTTTCTAGGCAAGGTGTATCTAGCCACAGAACAAATCACATCTTTCATGCAACAAGGCTTAACTGACGAAAAAGAATGGTTTGAAATAGATGCAGAAGATGGGCTTACAGATGAAATGATGAAGCTTAAGCCAGAAGAGATGATGAAGCTTCTTGAACGTGAGTTCAAGAATAACAACATAAATCATCTTCTCCCTGATGGAATTAAGCTAGGCCTTCTAGGTTCACTTATGATTGTAAAGGTCCACGGTTGCTATCAATCTAAAGAAAAGTTCTTCTCTCAGAGTGTTTCATCTACTGCTGATGGGAGTTCAGATAAAAAACTATTTAAAACTAAAGATGATGTTTGGAAATTGAAATTAGAACTTGTCAGACAAGAAGATTGGTACCCAGATCCCACTGGTGAAGGTCTTTATGAAATGCAAGTCATTGAGATGGATTGGTATAAGCTCCACGATATAGCTCTTAAAAATCCAGACATATATGACCTTGAAGCCATTAACAGTTGTGGAACCATGGTTCAAGAAGAACAAAAAGTTAAAAAATCACGAGAGACAGACCAAAATGCCACATTCTCTTCATATAGGCGTCGAATAAAGATTAAAGAATATTGGGGAGATATCATTGAAACCGGCACGGGACGAGTCCTACATAAAAACGTTGTTTGTGCTATTGCTAATGATATGTGGCTCATCCGCCCTCCAAAACCTAATCCCTTTTGGCATGGGCAAAGTCCTTTTGTTAGTTGTCCTATTATTCGCGTGCCTCATTCTGTTTGGCATAAAGCACTAATGGATATGCCCACTAAAATGAATAGGGCATTAAACGAAATATTTAATCTTATGTTTGACTCTGGAATGATGAGTACGTTTGGTATTAAACAAGTCAGAGAAGATTGGCTTGCAGATCCATCAGAAATTGATGATGGAGTCTTTCCTGGACAAACATTAAAAGTAGCCAATTCTTGTCCACCCGGACAAAAAGTAATAGAACAAGTTGCAACTGGGGGCACTCCATCAGAAGCCATGGCCATGTATAGTCTTGCAGATCGAGAAGAGCAAGCCATGGCTATGAGCTCAGATATTAGAATGGGCATGCTTCCACAACGTCAAGTTAAGGCCACTGAAGTTGTCGCTAGTCAAAATACAATTAACGGCATGTTTAACGGTATTGTTAAAAACGTTGAAACAGGTTGGATTGAAAAGATAGTTGAAAAATCTTGGCTCACAACGGCTCAATACCTAGATGATGTTGACCATGATGAAATGATCGCTCTATTTGGTCCAGAACGTGGAAGGGCTATTTCTGCTATGACGGCATCAGATAGATTTGCTGATACAGTACAGGGGCGAAAATATAAAGTATTTGGAATGAGTACTGTTCTAAATAAGGTAGCTGATTTTAGAAAATTAACTTCTCTTATGCAGACCATGGGTCAAACTCCAGTATTAGTTCAAGAGTTTGCCAAAGTTGCTGATTTTGGAAAGCTAACAAAAGAAATTATTAAAAGCCTTGATATCGATTTTGACAAAATTAAAAAAGACGATACTGGACCTGGGGCACAACCTGAAAGTCCTCAAAATCCAAATGGTCAAGCAAGTCCTCAGGCCCTAGGTCAACTTGCTGCTGGTAGTGGAGATCAGATAAGTCAGATCCCTTCAATGGCTGCCACAAGCAATGCTCCAGAGCAACAACCTGGCGTTCAGCGTGGTCCAGTAAAACAAGGATTAACAAATCCGGGGCAACATAATTGAGTATCGAATCTGATAATTCGGCAATTGGTGATGGAGCTCTTGCAAGACTTCTCTTGACTAACCTTAGTCCAATATTAGAATCTCTTGAGAAAGAATCAAAGGCTCGTTATTTAAGTGAGTTTAAGCTTGGAACTCTTAATGAAGCAAAATGTCTTGCATACTTTGCCGAGTTGGGTATCCTTGAGAATATAGAGAATCGGCTTAAATCAAGAATTACTAAAGCTGATAGAGTTTCCTTGGGAAGGGTGAATGACAGCAGAAACACAGACGAATACTAACGTAAATCCTGATGGAGCATTATTATCAGGAGGTCCCCTTGGTGAACATGGAAAACCAATGCCTAGAGAAGGCGATCCACATCCTGAGTTACTAGATAACAACAAATCAAATATTAAATATGAACTTAATGGGAAGACTTTTTCTTCTGCTGAAGATATGTCAAAATACGTTGCAGACTTAGAAAAGAAAGTCATTGAACAACCGGTATTTACCCAACCACAAATTCCATTTAAGCCTGTTGATCAAATTGAACTTATTGATGGTCAGCCAATAGACCAGCTTTTATTTACAAATCCAGCCAGAGCCATTCAGCATATTGAAGATAAGGCGTCTAAAAAGTTAGACCAAAAACTTCAGGCTATGGAAGACTTAAAGAAATTCTGGTCTAATTTCTATAGTTCAAACCCGGACCTAAGGGGTAAAGAAGAAATTGTAGATGCTCTAGTTTCCAAAAACTGGGGATCATGGCAAGCAAAGAGTTTGCCAGATTTTGCTAAAGTTGCAGCAGATACTACCCGATCAGCTTTAAAGAAAGTGGGCATATCTGGAGCTACTGAGGTAGAATCAAGAGATGCGGCAACTCTCGGAACTTCTGGAAATACTATCACTCCAGCGGCATCGATAAGAAGAGATACAAATCTTGTCGATGAAATGAAAGAAGCCAGAATTAGAAGATTAAAAGCTAAAGTTAGATAAAATATTTATTTTTTAGATACAACTTGGATATAGCAACTAAGGAGATTCAAAATGGCTCAACAGACTTGGACATTCGATGCCCCAACCGGGACATACAAAAATCACACGTTATCTAGTGATTTAAGACAAGCCGCAATCGTAGATACAAAGTTCATGCAGTTTGTTAAGCCAGAAGCTGGTTATGGACGCAAAAAAGGTGATACCATTACAATCACCCGCGTTTCTAACCTAACTGTTCCTACCGATGGAACGTTGGCTGAAACAACGCGGATCCCAGAAGACATTTTAACAATTCAAACTGTTGGTATCACAGTTGTTGAGTGGGGACGTTCTGTTCCTTACACTTCATTAAGTGAAGATCTGTCAGAATTCAATATCGAGAATTCTGTTCAAGCTGCTCTAAAAAACCAAATGAAAGTAGTAATGGATAACGCTTCTTCGGCTGCTTTTAAAACTGGCCAAATTAAAGCTGAGCAAACCGGAGTTAGTGCAATTAACTTCGATACTGGTGGAACTGCTACTGGTGCTGCTATCGCAAATTTAAATTTATATGGTGTTGAGCAAATCAGAGATTATATGTATTCGACTCTGTTTGTTCCTCCCTTTGAAGGCGATGATTATATTGGCCTTGTTTCAACATTTGCTGCTCGTGGTATTAAGCAAGATCCAGCATGGGAAACATGGCATAAATATACTGATCCTCAAGCTAAATATAATGCTGAGATCGGACGTTTAGAGAACATCAGATTTGTTGAATCTCCAAACGTTAATGCTCTTAAGAAGAATGCTGGAACCTCCACCACAACTGGTGAAGCTGTATTCTTCGGTATGGACCCAGTTGTAATGGCTGTTTGCCAAGACCCTGAATTGCGCGTTGCAATTCCCCAAGACTTCGGTCGTCAAAAGAACGTCGCTTGGTATGGAATCTTACAATTCGGTATCGTATGGAGCACATCAACGGCTGGTGAAGCTCGAATTGTACATTACACTTCGACATAATTTAAATTTGATATAACTTTTAAGGAGATTAAAAAATGTATACTGAGAAATTTGGACACTTAAGAGAAGCTGCTGCTCCTGGAGCTATGTCAGTATCTGGAACCGGGCTTGCAACTCCTGTTTATAATATCGTCTCTCAATGCGTTCCTAATAGACTAGTTTTCACAGTGCTAACTGCCCCTACGGGTGGAACTGCTCCTGTGCTTCAGTTTTTATATAGACCAACTCCTGCATCAGCTTCGGGTCAAGTTACACTTGGGACGCTTACCATTCCTGATGCAACGGCGATTGGTAAAGTGGTTTACAAAGATATCACTGATGCAACCATTATGGTTCCTGGTGGACAGATCTGCTGTAGCTGTTCAACTGCTGATACTGCTGGAACTGGATATTGGGGCATTGAAGTAACTGATAGTCCTGCAAATGCAAAAGCTATCGCTACTATGATTGCTTCAGCTTAATAAGGGGGCCTTATGGCTACATTTAATTTTGTTTATACGCCACTAACTCAAAAGAAGGCTGAAGACGGTAGAAAATGGAGTGTATTTGCACTTACAAATTTTACAGCCTCTACTTCTGGAACATATGTCTCTGGTGGTATTGCTTTAAATCTAGGTCAGCTTGGTTTGCCTTATGGCCAACTTGATACTGTAGATATCTTGGATCAAAATGCAGATGGTTATGTTTATTCTTGGAACAGGTCCACCGGAAAGATCCAGATGTTTGTCGAAAGTGGAACTAGCAATCATATTCTTAATGAGCTTACAAGCTCGATAAGCCCGACGGTTGCTTTAACAATTGAAGTAAAGGGATACTAAAAATGTCAGACGTAAAATTGCATGCTGATGTAAAGGCCTTTGATCACAAACCTGAAAAACGTGGATCTGATGGTAAAATTATATCAGCCAGATATCACAGTATGCACATTGTTAATGGAGTTTCATTTATGTCTTTTTATGATGCTCCTCATGAGTTTTACCATGAAAATGGTAAGGCCATACCTCTTGCTGAGGTTCCAGATGTATGCAAACAAAATATTAAAAATGCAGTTGTGCCAAAACCAAATCCAAGTGTTGTTATTAAGTCATCTAAGAAATCGGTGGAGTCATCAGATTCGAGCGACTCCATAGTCTAAATATGGGGGCTAGTCTGTGGCAAATGGTGAAACATCTGAGGATCTCCTTAAGGATATTCTTAGACGTTGCGGTGAAAAAGATGATGGTACATCTGACTTCCATGAACAGGCTCTTGTTTATTTAAATAAAGCTTATCAAAAAATAATATCTGGATCATCTGAATTTGAAGTTGATATTGGTGAGCCTTGGCCGTGGGCAAAATCTCCAAATAAAATAATACTTACTTTGCTTCCTTTTATTGGAACAAACACCACATCAAACTTAACTGCTAATTTTAGCTTTGATTCAACTGCTGGAAGCTTCTCTCTTGCCCCACAGATCAATGGAGTTAATATAAGTGTTCAAGGTTGGTGGATCCAGACAACCGCTTCTAGTGAATGGTATAATATTACAGCTCATATTTCTGGCTCTACTAGTTTTACTTTAGATACAGAATTCAATGACACGACTGTGACTAATAGTGAGTTTTTAGCATGTCTACTAGACTATCAGCTGCAAGCTATAGGACAGACAACAAGTCCTCAGACTGAGCCCGGGGGCATTCAAAGGTTGGCTGCCCCAATGGAAGTATATCGTCAACAAAGTTTTGATAATGACAATGAATATAAAATTTACGGAATAGATATTAGAGAGATGAGAAGGCTCTATCCTATGTCTGTTTTAGAGCTTGGAATACCGACTAGATTCTGTATTACCACTCAAGTGAATGGGATATTTAATGTCAGATTTAACAAATATACTGATATTCAAACTAGAGCTGATATTGATTAT